TAAATACACTATTCCCACGTTCATCATTCGTAGGTTTTGATCACTTATTCAATGAGTTAGAGCACGTTGCTCGTCACGCTAATGATCATTATCCACCTCATAATATTCTAAAAACAGGTGATACAGATTATTTAATCGAATTAGCTGTGGCTGGTTTCTCTAGAGATGAACTAAACATTGAAGTAAAAGATCGTACATTAGTAATTACTGGTGAACATCTAAGTAAGGGTCGCGAGTATATTCATCGTGGTATTTCTACGAAGAAATTCAAACGCACTTTTAGGCTGTCTGAACACGTTCATGTAAACGGAGCGGATCTAGTGGACGGGGTATTGTCAGTAGAGCTGAAATATGTCGTACCCGAAGAACTGCGTCCTCGTAAAATCAACATTGGTCATTACGAGGGATTATCAAATGACACAACACATACTGACAATCAACAACTACTTACAGAATCCGATTGAGGGCCTTGTAAGTTATATTAAATCTGTACGTAAATCTTATGTATGGGCAAAACAAGTTAGACAAACAATTAAAGAACTTAATCAATTGTCTAATAAAGAGCTTCAGGATATTGGTATCTCACGTGGAGATATCTATGCAGTAGCAACAGGCGATCCATCTCTGAAAAGAGGAGTCAACTAATGACTGCGATTGCAATGAACTATGTAGTAAATCCTTTCGCTAACTTTGGTCGTGCATTTATGCGATCATGCGAAATCATTGGTTACTCTAGAGCTGCCGCCGCCTTGGCAAATCAGGGGTTACATGAAGAAGCTAAAAAGTGTATGCTAGAAATAGCTAAACTTAAAAAGTAAGGGTCACTACTTAATAAGTGCGCGGGAGGCCACGGTAAGCCCCCCAACCTATACAACACACACATAAGGAGACTATTATGTCTAATAAGAACCCATTCGAAATTCGTGCCGAGATGGTACAACTTGCAAAAGAATATATGGATAAGCAGCAAGAGATTAGCGTCCAGTTTGCTAAAGATATGTTTGAGCAAGGTAAGATGCAAACAGAGCAGTTTCAACAAGCTTGTCAAATGTACTCAGTAGAAGACATGATGAAAAAAGCTCAAGAAATGTATTCATTTGTATCTAAAAAAGATTGACTTCACTAACGAAGTATACTATACTAAGAGAGTCTTTCGGGGCTCTCTTTTCATTTAAGAAGGTTTATTATGGCTGAAGTAAAACTAATTCGTATGCAATCAGGTGAAGATGTGGTTGCTGAAATCGTCAAGTCGGACGATACTACAACAACGGTAAAGAATGCTATTGTTGCTATTCCAACTGGTCAAGGTCAACTAGGCTTTGCTCCTTGGACTCCTATTCTAGATAAAACTAAAAACGAAGTCGATGTTAAAAATACATTTATTGTGTTTATTGCTGATGTAGATAATGATGTCGCTAACCAGCATAAACAGATGTATGGCGGTGTAGTAACTGCTCCAACTAAACTAATCGTATAAGGTTTAAATGGCTACTTTTTATACATGTGTAGATCGTTATAGTAACGATATACTATTCCGTGGTTATAAAGACGGGGAACCTATCCGGGAACGTATTCAGTATAAACCTACTATGTACATTCCTGGTAGAGGTGACTCTCCTTATAAAACTCTTGAGGGTCGTCCTGTAGAGCCTGTTAACCCAGGTACTATGCGTGAGACTCGTAATTTTATTGATGAGTATAAAGATGTAGGCAACTTTAAGATATACGGTAATACTAACTATATTCACCAGTTTATCTCTGATGCGTTTCTTAAACGTGGCGTAGAGTTTGAACGTGATAAGATTAACGTTACTACTATCGATATCGAGGTTCAGTCTGATCAAGGCTTCCCTACTCCTGACGAAGCTAGATTTCCTATTACTGCTATTACTGTAAAGAATAATATCGATAATAAGTTCTATGTATGGGGTCTAGGTGAATGGAATGATCATAAGTCTGAGCTTAAAAAAGAGCTCGTTGATAGAGTAGTATACGTTCAATGCGATAAAGAAGCTGGTCTTCTTATGAAGTTCTTGAATCATTGGTCTAAGAATTATCCTGATGTATTGACTGGATGGAACTCTCGTCTCTTTGATACTACGTATATTGTTAATCGTATTGCGATGATCCTTGGCGAGGATATGAAGAAGAAGCTCTCGCCCTGGGGTATCATTAACGAGCGTAATATTGATATTGCTGGTCGTAAACACCAAGCGTTTGATGTGTACGGTATTCAGCAGCTTGACTATATGGACTGCTTTAAGAAATTTGGGTATACGTATGGTACTCTTGAATCATATAAGTTAGATCATGTAGCATGGGTTGTACTGGGAGAACGTAAGCTCTCCTACGATGAGTATGGTTCTCTCCATGCTTTGTATCAACAGAACCATCAAAAGTTTATCGACTATAATATTCGAGATGTTGATATCGTTGATCGTCTTGAAGATAAGATGGGATTGATTACGCTAACGATGACTGTTGCGTATAAAGGTCTCGTTAACTACGCTGATGCGTTTGGTTCTGTTGGTGTATGGGATGCCCTTCTATATAATGAGTTGCGTAAAAGAGGTATTGTAGTTCCTCCTAAACGTAATATTGTTAAAGAACGTAAGATTGAAGGTGCTTACGTTAAAGATCCTCAGAACGGTGCTCATGAATGGGTGATGTCGTTTGACCTGAACTCTCTATACCCTCATATCATTATGCAATATAATATGTCTCCTGAGACAGTTATTGATGATATGCAGTATGAAGCTAATGTAGATGATCTTCTGAAACGTACTAAGTATGATATTCCTAAAGACTATTGTATGACTGGTACTGGTCAATACTTTGATAAGACTAAAAAGGGTATTGTTCCTGAGATCATTCAAGGATTATATGATGAACGTACTGTCTTTAAACGTAAGATGCTTGATACTCAGCAAAGAGCTCAAGATGAAGGTGAGACATATGAGACTGAACGAGAGATTGTAACTCTTAATAATCAGCAGATGGCTGTAAAGATTCTTATGAACTCTCTTTATGGCGCTCTATCTAATGAATACTTTAGATACTATGATATGCGTGTTGCTGAGTCTATTACTGTCTCTGGCCAGCTGACTATTCGTTGGGCTGAAGATACTATCAATAACTATATGAATAAGATTCTCAAGACTGAGAATGAAGACTATGTTATTGCTATTGATACTGACTCTTTGTATATCCGAATGGGTAAACTAATCGAGCAAGTTGATCCTAAAGACCCTATTAAGTTCCTTGATAAGGTTGGTCAGGAGAAACTAGAACCTTTACTTGCAAAAGCGTATGATGAACTCTATGAGTATATGAATGCGTATGAGCAGAAGATGGTTATGGCTCGTGAAGTTATTGCTGATAAAGGTATCTGGACTGGTAAGAAGCATTATGCGTTAAACGTATATAATAATGAAGGTGTTCAATATAAGGAACCTAAGTTAAAGATTATGGGTATTGAGGTTGTACGCTCTTCTACACCTCAACCTTGCCGTGATATGCTTCGTGAGACTATTAAAGTTATTATGAATCAAGATGAAGAAGCTACTCAAAAGTTTATTGAAGAGTGTCGTACTAAGTTCATGAGTCTTCCTGCTGAAGATATTGCTTTCCCTCGAGGTGTAAGTGATGCTAATAAATGGAAAGATAGAGCTTCTATCTATAAGAAGGGTACTCCTATTCATGTAAGAGGTGCTCTCCTATACAACCATCACCTAAATAAAAATGGACTAGTACAAAAGTATGAAAGCATTTTCTCTGGAGAGAAGATTAAGTTCTGCTACTTGAAGATGCCTAATTATATACAGGAAAACGTAATCGCTTTCAATAGTGTTATACCTGATGAGTTTAATATACGAGAGTTCGTTGATTATGATAAGCAGTTTGATAAAGCTTATATTGAACCTCTCAAGAATATCTTAGACGTTATTGGGTGGAGTACAGAGAAGCGAATGACCTTGGAGGACTTTTTTGCATGAGTAACTGGGTAGACGATTTTGGCTTTGCAGCCGTAGACGAGATGCCTCAACAGCAACCACTGCAGATAGATACATCACCTATTGCAGAAGATGTTGAAGGTATTAATGATAATGTATTGCGTATTGAGAAGTCAGTAATGGCTTTTCAAACACTATTAAATCAATTAAACCAAAAGCTTGATAGTATTATTACTACCGATGAAGAGAATGAAGAAGTAGTTAAACAGCGTAAATTTTATATGGACGCCTTAGCTGATCAAAAAGTAAAAGCTATGGCTGATATTCTTGGACCGCTTCTTTCAAGTTTATATCGAACACAAAATCAAGCTTATATTCACTGGCCGAATAGAGGACCTGTTATACAAGAACAAATGGATAAGATGAAAGCAATTCTTGACGGTTCAGCATTCGAAGGAGAAAGTTAATGAAAAACTGGATTATTAAACGACTAGGTGAACGCACTACTTTGGATGGTGCTGTATTAGTAGGTGCTGGTGTAGCATTTTTAATCTTTAAACCTATTGCATCTCTTGTAGCATATGGTGCGATTGCTTATGGTGCATGGACTATTTGGAAAAAAGAAGCTTGACTTCTGGATTAATTCCATCTATAATATAATTATATTTTAAACTATGAGGTGATTATGTCCGACTTTTTCCGTACTATGGTTAAAGACCTGAATGATGAAAATACTAGTATTGCTGAAGACGGGCTTAATAGCTCTGAGTTTTCTGGTACTGTAGATACTGGTTGTTATATTTTAAATGCCGCTCTTAGCGGTTCTTTGTATGGCGGTGTTCCTAATAATAAGATTACTGCTTTTGCTGGCGAGTCAGCTACTGGTAAAACGTTCTTTGTTATGGGTGTTGTTAAGCAGTTTCTTAATGATAATCCTGATGCTGCTGTATTCTATTTTGATACCGAAGCTGCTGTTACTAAAGAGATGATGAAGTCTCGAGGTATAGATACTAATCGAGTTATTATTTCTGAGCCTGAAACTATTCAGAAGTTCCGTCATACTGCATTGCAGATTATTGATAACTACTCTAAGACTCCAGAGAAGCAACGTCCTCCTATGATGATGGTTCTCGATTCTCTTGGTCAGCTGTCTACTACTAAAGAAGTAGAAGATACTGCTTCAGGCTCTGAGACACGTGATATGACTAAAGCTGCTGTATTGAAGGCTACGTTCCGTGTACTTAATCTTAAACTTGCTAAAGTAAATGTACCGTTGCTAGTAACTAATCACGTTTATGATGTTGTTGGTTCTTATATTCCTATGAAAGAGATGTCTGGCGGTTCTGGTCTTAAGTATACTGCTTCTCAGATTGTATTCTTAGGTAAGAAGAAAGAGAAAGACGGTCAAGAAGTAATCGGTAATATCATTAAAGTTAATATGATGAAGTCTCGATTTACTAAAGAGAATAAAAAGATTGAAGTACTTCTTACATATGATAAAGGTCTTGATCGCTACTATGGTCTCTTGCAATTAGCTGAGAAGTATAATATTATTAAGAAGGTATCCACTCGATACGAGCTACCTGATGGTTCTAAAGTATTTGGTAAAGCTATTAATAAGAATCCAGAGAAATATTTTACAGAAGATATTATGGCTCAACTAGAAGAAGCTGCTAAGAAAGAGTTTATGTATGGCGCTGGTAATGAGTCAGAAACTGAAGGCTATGATTTGAGTGAGTATGAAGATGAACCTATTCTTTCCAACAACAGTGATTGATAATGTTTTTGAAGCACCTGATAGTATCAGAGAGTTTGCTTTAAAACAAGAATATCAAACTGATCCGAATGGAATGTACCCAGGTAAAAGAACAGAAATGTTAAATACACTATTACCTGAAGTACATCATACTATTACTACAGCTGTGCTATCTTTGTTCTATGATCTACAAAACACTAAGATAGATTTAAACGCAAGAAGTTATTTTCAATTGATTGACTCTACATACGGCGACGGCTTTGTACATCAAGATGAAACAGTTGTATCAAGCATTATCTATTTAAATAACGATCTTCCTAGCGGTTTTGGTACGTCTGTTTATGATAAAGCTACCCAAGCTGTTGATCCAAGTTATATTAAAAAAAGAGTGGATAAATGGAAAACTGAAACTATAGATAATGAACACTCTTATAATAGAGAAAAAAATAATTCTCAATATAAAGAATCTATAAGAGTAGAAAATAAGTATAATAGAATGATTTCATTTGACGGTCACTTATCTCATAAAGGTAATGGTATTGAAGGTAATTATCCACCAAGATTAACTATAGTTCATCTTATTGATAGAGTGTATGTATCAGAAAGCCCGGTACAGAGAATGCATAGATTAGCAGCGCGATTGTAAGGATATATTATGGAAAATGATGTAACAGATATCTATGAAATAGCTTTCGACGAAGCTAATCATAATACTGCTCCTATTAGAATCTTAAAAGGTAAGTTTAAAGATTTTGTATATAAGTATGGTACTATTCAAGTAGGCAACTTCGATGAAGAAGATGAAAACGTACCTCTTAAATATGATTATGAATTACTTGAAGCACCTGAGAGCTATGACGTAGAAGATGAAGAAACTGAACAACAAGAATTTGAACAGTTGATCGGTGACGTACTTTATGATATAATTGTGAATTCAGATACAGTAAAAGAAGCAACAGATGGCAATAGAAACAACGATACTGAGTAGTATTGTAAAAGATGAGCAATATGCTCGTAAAGTTATTCCTTTTCTTAAGGAAGAATATTTTCAAAATGTAGCTGAACGAATTGTACTCAAGAAGATTAACGAGTATATGGATAGCTATAACAAAGCTCCTACATCAGATACTCTACTAATCGAACTTGGTAACGATACTTCGTTAGTAGAGTCTGATTATACTACTAGTATTACGCTAGTAAAAACTTTCTCTGAATATAGTGAAGATCATGATAGAGACTGGCTTGTAGATAAGACTGAGCAGTTCTGTCAAGAGAAAGCCGTTTATAATGCTATTATGGAATCTATCCATATTATCGATGGTAAAGCTGTAAATAAAGCTAAAGACGCTATTCCGTCTATTCTGTCAGACGCTCTTAGTGTAGCGTTTGATAATAATATTGGTCACGACTTTCTAGAAGACTGGATGACTCGTTATGATTTCTATCATACTGTAGAAGAGAAAGTACCTTTCGATATCGACTACCTGAATAAGATTACTAAAGGTGGTGTATCACGTAAGTCGTTGAATATTATTCTTGCTGGTACTGGTGTTGGTAAGTCTCTTGCGATGTGTCATTTCGCTGCTAATAATCTGATGGAAGGTAAGAACGTACTCTATATTACTATGGAGATGGCTGAAGAGAAGATTGCTGAGCGTATCGATGCTAATCTCTTAAACGTTACTATGGATGAACTAGAGACTCTACCTAAGATGATGTACGATAAGAAGATTGCAAAGCTTCGTGAACGTACTACTGGTAAGCTTATTGTAAAAGAGTTTCCTACTGCATCAGCTCATGCTGGCCACTTTAGACATCTAGTTAATGAATTAAAGATTAAAAAAGGCTTTGAACCTGATATTATCTATATTGACTATCTAAATATCTGTGCCTCATCTCGTATGAAAGGTGTAGGTGGATCTGTTAATACATATAGTTATATTAAATCTATTGCTGAAGAATTAAGAGGACTAGCAGTTGAAAAAGACGTACCGATCTTCTCTGCAACGCAGACGACGCGCTCTGGTTATACTAACTCGGATGTTGGGCTTGAAGATACGTCCGAGTCTTTTGGACTACCCGCTACCGCGGACTTAATGTTTGCTATTATCAGTACTGAAGAGTTAGAAGCTCTTAATCAAGTAATGGTAAAG